AAAGAAAACAAGAAAAACCACTTGGTGGCATGACAGTTATAGTTCGTAACGATGATGTCAATGGTGCATTGCGAGTCTTGAAAAAGAAACTTCTAAAGGAAGGTCTTTTCCAAGAAATGCGAGAGCGTTCATTCTATGAGAGTAGAGGAACAAAGAAAAGAAAAGCAAAAGCTGCTGCAACTAGACGATACAAACGTAAGATGCAGAAGCGTATGGAAGAACTTGGTTATTAAGAGGTGAATCATGGCACGGCGTGCTAAAGTGGAGACTGACTCAACACTACCTAAAACTCGTAAAAGACGTAAACCAATGACTGCCGAACAGAAGGCAGCCGCCGCAGAACGTCTTGCGATTGCACGAGAGAAACGTGCCAAAGCAAACCCACCAAAATATACAAACATCCATCATACTGTGGTTGCTCTTGATGAAGAACACATCATGTCTATGAAGAATGTTCAACGATGGATTAAGACACAGAAAGAACTGTTGTCAATTGCAAAGAGTGATGTTAGACGTAAGGTAAAGGGTGCAGAGGCTCGTGTTGCTTCTCACGAAGGATACATTCGTAATCTTCATAGGTATCTTAGGGATGGTGATTACTGTGATAGTTTCTACGGCGAACATCAACAACACAAATGCAAATTAGTTTGTAGAGTTATGGCGTACAATCCTGATGGTACACCAAAGAGAAGTGTGGGTGTCTGGTATCCAGACATTGGCTGCACTTGGACAAGGGAAATGGAAAATGAGTGAGAACGACAATGGAAAGATTATTCAGTTTCCAACGAAACTAAAATCTCATGGAGATGTAAAGATAAGTGATAAGGCAATCAGATTGCATACTGATTTGAAATTTGCAGAACATCTTTGTGAAGGCCTCGTTGTAAACATGATTGCAAATATGAACGAGAATGGAATGGATACAGAAAATCCAGAATTCATTAAAGATATAGGTTTTATGATCGAGGTTGTAAAGGCGACTATCTATAGAGACATGGGTGTAAAACATCCTATGCAAGAACTTGTTGACATTTTTGTACTTTCGGAGTATGATGAGACTCAAGGAATTTACACTGAGTTTGATTTGGATTTGGTGAAAGAAGTTATTAATGAAATAGCAGGAGATGAAAAAGATTAGTTATGATATTAATTGATATGAACCAAGTATGCATCAGTAATCTAATGATGCAGATAGGTTCTAAAAGACAAAATGATGTAGATGAAAGCCTGGTTCGTCATATGGTTCTCAACTCACTTAGAATGTATCGTTCTAGGTTTGGTGAAAAGTATGGCGAACTTGTTCTTTGTTATGATAGCAAAAAGTATTGGAGAAGAGAATACTTCCCTAACTATAAGTCTAATCGTAAGAAGGACAGAGAGGCATCTGGACTAGATTGGAATCTAATCTTTGAAACACTGAATAACATTCGTGATGAGATTCGTGACAACTTTCCATATAAAGTAATAGAGGTAGAAGGTGCAGAGGCTGATGATTGTATTGCTACAATAGTTGATTATGTTTCTAAAACACCTACTGCATATGAAAAGGTTCTTATCCTATCTGGTGATAAAGATTTTATTCAGTTGCAAAAACACAACTTTGTAAAGCAATTTTCACCTGTTTTAAAGAAGTTTGTAGACGGACAAGACCCTCACCTATATATTAGAGAACATATATTGAAGGGGGATAGGAGTGACGGTGTACCTAACTTCTTATCTGCTGACGATACATTTGTAAACGAGTTGCGACAGAAACCACTGGCCAAGAAGAAAATCTCTACATGGGTTGAACTTGAACCAGAGGATTTTTGTACAGAAGAAATGATGAGGAATTATCAACGCAACAAAACATTAATTGATTTGGAATGTATTCCTAGTGTTTTGAAAGAGAAGATACTAATAGATTATCTGAAATCACCAATTGGTGATAGATCAAAACTACTGAGTTATTTCATATCAAAAAGATTGAAGAATCTTATGAACGATATTGGAGACTTTTAATATGAGTAGAACGCATACACCTCTACTTTCTGAGGTACTAAAGAAAGTGCATAACGCAAAAACTAAGGATAAGAAGATTTCTATCCTAAGAGAGAACGACAGTGACCCTCTTAGAATGGTTATTAAATCTTCTTTCGACCCTAACATCGAATGGGTATTCCCAGAAGGTGAAGTTCCTTACAAAAAGAACGATGTTCCAGAGGGAACAGAACATACTGTTCTGAGAAAAGAATGCAGAAAACTGTTTAGATTCATCAAAGGGGGTGACAATACCATACCACAGTTTCGCAAAGAAAATCTTTTCATTCAAATGTTGGAAGGGTTACACGAATCTGAGGCTCAACTTATTATTGATGCCAAGGATAAAAAACTGCATCAGGTTTACAAAGGACTATCTGATAATGTAGTTAAAGAAGCATTTGGTTGGAATGACCAATATATCAAGGAAACCTAATATGAAAGAAAATTATCAAAATTGTTTGGAGATTATTCTCCATCACGAAGGCGGTTATGTAAATCATCCAAAAGACCCTGGCGGCGAAACTAACCTTGGTGTAACCAAAAGGGTTTATGAAGAATGGGGTGGAACTAAAGAGATGAAAGATTTAGAAGTCTCTGATGTTGCTCCTATCTATGAGAAAAACTATTGGGGGCGACTAAAATGTGACGATATCCCATCTGGGCTTGACCTCTGCGTATTCGATTTCGGAGTAAACGCTGGTACAGGACGTAGTGCAAAGTATTTGCAGACAATGATTGGAACAGTTGCAGATGGTGGCATCGGCCCCAATACACTAAGAACACTTGGTGAGTATATTGATGAACATGGTCTTGAAACAACTATTAAGAACTTTCAAGAAGCCCGTCAGTCATACTATGAGAAACTATCTACCTTTGAGACATTCGGTAGAGGGTGGACTCGTAGGGTTCTAGAAACTACATCTTCTGCTCTAAAAATGTCTTGACAAAACGCCCAGTTTTTAGTATTATATAACAGTTGGGGGTTGTTGAACTCTTCTCTCTCAAACTCTCTCACTCCCCCCAACATAGAAATCCCCTGAGAAATCAGGGGATTTTTTTTGATTTTTCTCTTGACATTTGTTATTAAAGCAAGTATAATAGCTATATAAGATAAAGAAAGGAATTTATTATTATGATTAAAAATTTGAATATACCAGAAACTTGTGGATGGCTGGGAATGATTCTCATCCACGGAGCAACTGCTCCAACATCAATCTCTGTTCTAATGGGATGGTCAACTAACTTGCCACCATTGAACTTCATACTATTAGTATGGTTAGGATTGTTCTTGTTTCTGGTTAGAGCGATATACGCTAAAGATACTTTGTACATTGTATCTAATGCGATTGGATTTGCCTTGAATACCTTGTTGTTAAGTTTGATTGCATTTAATTAAAAAGACTTGACTTGTTATGAAAACAATGGTATGATCTATATAGAAAGTGAGAAGTGATTCGTATGAATTATATTGAAGTTATCGGTGGAAACAAGTTTCAGAAACATACTGCTGAAGTAGTTGTTGGACAGATGATTCAAGCTCTTATGCCTAGAATGAGAACATTAGAGATTACAGTCAACATCAAAAAACTGACAGGTGATGCTGTTGGTTGGTGTATGATGGAAGATACTAATCGTGAATTTACGATTGACGTTCATAACAAACTGACACTGAAAGATTTTGTGACTACTATCTGTCACGAGATGGTTCATGTTAAACAGTACGCCCGTAAAGAGACTTGTGGTTATGGTAAGAAGTGGAAGGGTAAGAAGATTGCCCCTAAGACTGCTTACTATGATTTACCTTGGGAAAAGGAAGCGTACAAACTGCAAGACAATCTTGCACAACTAGTATGGGATGCAGATGTACTCTAAAGAAATAAGAAATAGGATTAAGTTATCAATAGCCGCATATGCATATGAGTTTGAAGATGATGCCATCATGTCAGACCATCAGTTTGATGAATTGAGTTTGAAGATAAACCCAGAAGAAAAAACTGGAAATGATTTGATGGATAGGTTCTTTAAGAATCATTTTGAAGCACATACAGGAATGTGGATTAGAAAACATCCAGAGATAGGTAAATTAGCAACAATCTACAAAAAATACTATAAAACTACTTGACAGTGTGTTGACTGTCTGTTATAGTAGCTATGTAAGATGAAAAGAGAGGAATAAATTATGGGTAAATTAAAAGGTTACATTATGGACATTGAAGAGGATGTCTATGCAATTGAAGGTTTGGAAGAGAAGATTTCTGAATCAGAAGATATTTCAGAGGTGCAGACTTTTGTAGTTGATGCACTTCAATTGAAAACCTCATTTGACATTGAGATTGCCAAGGATGCAGTCTCTAGTATGTGGAATGAAGGTTGGGCATATTATCAGTAAGAGAGAGGATTATATTATGACACAAGTTGCAGTTATTCATACAGCATTTGAAGATACCCCACGAACAGTTGCGTTTGTTGAAGTGGGTGAACGAGTTGGTACAGAGGCTCTTGAGTATGCGTACCGTTGGACACAGAATATCTTTGACAGTTGGTCATTGAAGATGCCAGAAGATGGTAATAAGGATGTCACTGTTATGGGTGAGATTGTCGATGGAATGGGAATTCGTTCTACATCAGTCGGCGATCAGATATTGTTTGGAACTACAAAGTATAAAGTTGCTCCCTGTGGTTTTGAAAAGGTTTAGTTCATTATTGATTATATTTGCACTATCTGGTTGTGTATCTACGCCCGAGTTGGTGATTGAAATTTACCAGAAGTGTAAATATAGGAATGATTGTATTGGTGATAGAATAGGAGAAATGTTTAATGTTGGGTAAAACTACAACAGCTCTTCTTATCGCATCTCTTAGTGGTTGCCATCCAGCGTTTGCAGAAGCACCTTGTGAGTACGATAAGACAGTAGAGACTAATTGGACACAACAAATCGAAAAGACTTCTAATATAGACAAGAAGGTTTTTCCATATGTTGACGATACCAGAAAATGCGTTATGACTATGGATGTAACGATTGAAGGTACTACATATCCCACTGGAGGTAACTATGTTTTCGGGCCTGACATGACAGAAAATGACGCCTGTGAACAAGCGACTATCAAGGCAAAGAAAAAGGTAATCGGTGAGGTTTCACCAGAAGTTTTGACAGCAAGAACAGAGATGAACTGTTCTACTAAAGAAGAGTTGCCTGTCCATGCTGCAGCCCCACAACCAGAGGTGACTATTACTGAGAGTTCGCCTGTAGTTACAGAACGTATCATTACTGAACCAGTGGTTACTGAAAGAATTATTTCTAGAAAAGTTATTGACGTAACGCCATCTAATGTGGTACAGTATATACCAAATAGTAATCAAGGCTTTACTATTGGAGGCATAACACTCTCTTTCGACCCACACAGAAATAAGCGTGGTAAGTGTTATGCGAACTGGCAAACAGGTGGAACGGACTGTTACTAATGTTAAAGTTGATTGTAGGAATTATATTGGGTATTGTTCTAATAACATACTACCCACAAATCGGTTCAGTATTAGGTGACTTGTTCACTGAATCTGGAATGCGTGATGATCTAGTGAAACTTTTAGAAGGGATATAACATGAATAAGATCATATTAGTTGGATGCACAGCACTACTTGGGGCTTGTAGTTCAACAAAAACTGTGGAGACATTGACAAATGTACCACCACAAAGTATCGTTGCCAAAGAGGTATACGAATACAAGGCACAGGCCGTAGTCGATCAGATTGAGGTTATGCCTAAGTGGTTCTTGAAACCACCAACTAGTGAGACTGCAATCTATTCTGTAGGAACTGCTGTCACACCAGACTTGCAATTGACTGTAGATATTGCAGTGTTGAATGCAAAGACAACTCTTGCAGACAGGATTAATGGTAGGGTTCGTTCTCAAACCAAAAGTTTTGTTGCAAAGATTGGTTCAGAAGAAACAGATACTTCTATTCTATCAGAAGTAGAGAAGGCAACTAAAAACATCATTGCAGATGTAGATGTTGCTGGTTACAAAGTTTCTGAGAGTTCAGTGGTTGCTAATGGTACACAGTATCGTGCATATGTTTTATTGGAGTATTCAGACAAAGAGGCGAATAAGATTATTATGAACCGTCTGCGTAAGGATAGGATACTCTTATCAAAGATACGTTCAACCAAGGCTTGGAAAGAACTTGACGAGTCTGTGAACAATCAACATGAAATGGATTCGGAAGAATCGCTAACTAATATGGAGATACTTACAAGTGATTAAAGAATTGATGCTGTCTTTCCTATCTATCGCCGCAGAACCATCCTTTGCAGATGATGTGACGATACCACAAATGGAAAATTTCGCTGTCGAAGAGGCGATTTGTCTCGCCGACAACGTGTACCATGAAGCACGAAACCAACCAACTGCTGGACAGATGGCGGTTATATCAGTAACGATAAATCGTGTAAATGACCCTCGTTTTCCAAACACTATTTGTGGTGTAGTAAAGGAAGGGCCGCATCGTCCAACTTGGAAGGGTACTGGCGAAATGATACCTGTAAGGCATCGTTGTCAGTTCTCTTGGTATTGTGATGGTAAATCTGATAAGATATATGATACAGAAACTTGGAATCACATATATCTGTTGACAAAGGGTATTGTTTCTGATACACTACAAATACTGGATATTACAGAGGGTGCAACACACTATCATGCAGACTATGTATCACCAGCGTGGGCAAAGACAAAGACTAAAACAATAGAGATTGAAGACCATATCTTTTATCGGTGGGAGCGAGTGGAATGAATTTATTTTGGTTAGATGAAGACCCTTTCAAGTCTATTGAATACCATTGTGACAAACATATTGTAAAGATGCCAACAGAGTACAAACAAATGCTCTGTACGGCACATCGTGTTTTGGACGGCACAGAGTATATTGATAGAACTAAAAATGGTGCAAGAATCAAACGATGGAAACACCCAGACAGAAAGATGGAGAAAATCTTATTCAAGGCTTCTCATGTCAATCATCCTACTAACAAGTGGGTTCGTCTGTGTCGTGAGAACTATTCTATGATGTTTACTTACTACATATTATGTTGTAATGAGTACGAACATCGCTACAATAAAATACATGGTGCAAAAGATTATTGGGATATGTTGCGTGAGCCACCAAAGAATATGCCATCTAGTATTATGGGGCATACACCTGTACCACAGGCAATGAAACAGTTTCCTGAGTGTATGGTAAAGGATGATAGTGTTCAAGCATATCGTAACTTTTACAATGTTGCCAAGAAGCGTTTTGCTACTTGGAAAGAAAGAGAAAGGCCTTATTGGTATGACAGTACAAAATTACGAGTTGCCTGATTTGAGGGCAAAGATTGGTGCATTACAAACTGAAAACAATCTTCTAAGAGAAGATTTAAAGGATATGACAGCCTCTTACTATGGACTCCTAAATAGGATCAAAGAACTAAGTGAAGAGAAAATAGATAATGCCGACATATAGATTTAAAAATGATGAGACAGGTGAGGAGTTTGATGATTTTATCAGCAACTCTCGTAGAGAAGAACTCTTAAAAAAGAATCCTCATATATCTCAACTACCAACACCATTTGGAATTGTTTCAACAACAGGTTCAATTGATAGTAAAACTGACGGTGGTTGGAAAGAGGTTCTTAATAAAGTTACAGATGCCCACCCAGATAGTCCACTTGCAGATAGGTATGCAAAAAAGTCTATTAAGGATGTTAAGACTAAACAGGTGGTAGACAAACATCGACATAAGTGGAGAAGCAATTAATGGCAAAAGCAAAAGACATTCGTATTGATGATATGGTAACAGTTAGTTCTGTTACTGATAATCAAAAACGTGCCTTTCAGGAATATAAGAACGATAAGAATCTTTTCTTGTACGGTGCGGCTGGTACAGGTAAAACATTTATTACGTTATATCTTGCATTGCAAGAGGTG